ATTGCCTTGGTTTCTCCCTCTGTGAATGTAGCTTTACCAGATACATCCTTATATGTTGCATCATCCATCCACACAGAACTTGTCTTATTGAGCTTTGATATATTTGCACCAAACGATGCTCTCATATCCTGTAATTTTTTACCTCTATATGTTGTGTGCCAAACTATACCAATCTTTGCGGCATTGAAAGCACGACCAATATCACTATCAACAAGTGCAGCATAAACGATAGTATTAGGCTGAAAAGTATAGTATTCTTTCCCATCAATCGTAGTTGTTTCGATATCATCAGTGAACATAAGATCACCTTGAAATACGCCCGTAATTCCCAATTTTGAAAACTCTTGTAATGCGACTTTAAATTTAGAATTGAGAGTGCCGGATAAATCATCATCTATTTCTTCTTCAGTCTTATACAACTTTGGATTTACGTTGAATACTGATTTCTTTGCTACAAAGAAATCACCTGTCTCTGGTTCAATCCCTGCGAATATAGCAGGGGCACCATCCCACTTGACTGTCATGTTGACAGAACTACGACTTGAACCAGCAAGCATGTCTCTCAATGAGCGCAGGAAATTAATAGCAGCACGGCCACCATCAACACCAAAATTAAGAATTTCATCCTCTAGGTGTTCAAGATGAAGGTTTTTTCCTGCCTTGTCCTCTGTAAGCATTTCTTTGAATGACATCATTTTGTTACCTACTTACAAAAACAGTCCAGCTGACACCAATTGTATCATCAAAATAAAATTCGCTGCCTTTTTTATATTTTCCTTGATTTGTAGAAGAATAACAAGCTCTCGTTATAGATATAGGCCGTAATCTAAATTTTATATTTATTTTAACATCATTTTCATATTTTTTTACTGTATCATCAACAGTAGTAGAATTCTCTAATATTTCAATAATTTTTTCTAAATCAACACTTTTATTGACTGTTTCAACAATAATATACTCTGCTGGATACTTATTAGTACTTGAACCACCAATAACATTTTTCAAGAAATTGGTATAATTTTCACCTAAAATTTCTTTTAATGATTTATATATATTGTTTACTTTGAAGGATGATTTGACTTTAGTTTTACCAAACCTATTCTTAGGATCATTGACTAAAGCTTTAGTGATTATAGCTCTATTATATTTGGGTATTGATAAAGAACTGACTTTAAATTTACGACCATCTTTAGTTAAACTTTTTACTCTTTTAACCTCTCCAGATGGAATTAATTCCATCATAGTATTATATTCTTCTTTAACTGCATTTTTAAATGTCACACTCTTAGACATTGTTTTAGCTTCATCTTTTAATTCTTTAACTAATAAATCTTGAGGATCACCTTCTATATTAACATTCGTTAGCAATAGTCTAAGTTTTTTTTCATTCATCCAATTTTCAAAAAACCCAAAATTAGGTTTTTTCATACTAATACCTATTTCTTTTCCAGTTGATGTAGTGATTGATATATCTGCTTTTGGCTCTGGATTGCCACCGCCCAACTGTTTAGAACTTACAATTTCATATTTCTCGGTTCCTAATTTTATATCAAATGGTGCAAAATCATTAATAGCATTTACGAGATTTCTTTCACTCTGTTGACCTGATGTTGATGTTTTTTCAAATAAAGATTGAATCCTGTCTACATGATTGACATAGGATTCATCTCTCGGCTTTACTTGACGCATAAATTTTTCTAGTGACAACCGCTTTCTCCATGTGATACAAATAACTCTATATATTTATAAAAGATAAAAATCTGGTTCATAATTATCATCTAATTTTAACCCCTTGCTTTTCAAACATCATATCAGATTTATTAGCTCTATCTATTAAACGCAATGGATATTTTCTCCAATCATCTTGATCCAGTTTTCGTATTTGGTCTATTCTTGGGTCTGCAAAAGCACAAAACAAATACGCAAGTTCTTCTGCTTTTTCACCTATTAGTTTTTTAACTTCTTCTCTATTGTTTGTGATTTTAGGTTTAAAATAAGCTGTTCCATATACAGAATGAAACAATCCAGCATCTTGAATAAAATCCGAAACATCCATTCTTTTTAATATATTTCTAACTCCTATGAGATGTTCTAACAAATTTTGAGTAGTATGTTTTACTTTATCAGCACCAAGTTTTTGTAAATATTCAATATATTTTTCTGGTATACCTTCTCTAGTGGTTAACCAATCATCAGATGGAGCCAGCAAATTAGGGTCCATATGTGTTTTAAAAACAATCACTGATCTTAATTGGTAACATTGTCTAGAAACAGGCAATGCTTGATGCAGTCTCCATGCAGGAAATACAATCAATCTATTTCCCACATAATCTGAATTTTTTTCAATTTCTGTGCCATTCTTATCCCAAATAATAGTACCACCACCCCATTGTTTTTTCCAATCTAATCTTGGATAATATAACATAGTAACACTACCATCATCAAGGTGTTGATGGGGCTCCACACCATGAGTATGTGCATTCATATACATCCGTTTGAATGAAGTTATACCATACTTATTTTTAAAATTATATTTTAGAAAACTTGACTGCCATAAAGGTAAGGCCCAATCAAACCCATTTTCCCTTACACTATTCTCATCTTTACCACAGAGAACATGCCAATGTTTATTGATTTCTCCTCTTTCAGAATTATAGTCATATTTCCAATAAACATCTTTCATTTGCATATCAATAAATTCTGCAATATGTGGCTCTAATACATCATCATAAATATCAATCATTTGAATTTTCCTCTAGCCATAATCTCTGTCAGGCAAGCAAGCATATTGATTTCTTGATCTGCAACAAAAGCCGCTTTGTATTGATACTCGCCCAGTATAACAACAACATGGGGAATACTAGAACCATCCATGTAATCGTACAGATTGTCGTAAAGACGGCGGAACAAGCGAGTAGGATCATTGTCAATATTGTTGACAATCCATTTGCGAACATTAGTAAACTCCTTCTGTTTCATAGAATGCATAAGCTCTTTGATATTTACCTCTGAAATATCTACCAGTATTCCAGCATCAATTCTGCCAGACACAGAGTATCTTTGAAGCTCGTTTAGAACCCTTCTCCAATCTGGAAAGAACTTATTGATGACCTCTGCAACTGCTTTAGGCTCAAACTTTACATCCTCTACAACGAGAACATTCATCACCCGTTTGAAGAATTGTTCAGCCAGTTCCTTCTTCTCTGACTTTTGAATTGTAAAATCCACCACACTACAACGAGAATGTAGTGGTGGTATCAGACGATTCTTGTAGTTACAGGTTAGAATGAAACCACAGTTCTTATGAAACTCTTCAATGAACCCACGCAATGCAGGCTGTGTTGATTGTGGATTTAGATAGTCTGCCTCATCCAGAATAAGATATTTGCGACCACCATGTAGAGACACAGTGGAAGCAAAGTTCTTAATCTTGGTTCTTAGAACATCAATACCAGACTCTTCAGAACCGTTGATAAACATGTATGTCAAACCCAGTTCATCTAGCATAGCCTTAGCAGCAGTTGTTTTACCAACGCCGGGGCCACCAGACAGAATTAGATTTGGTATATCACCTTTAGAGATAAACTCTGACAGGGTTTGTTTCAACGCATCTGGTAGCACACATTCGCCAATCGTCTTAGGCCGATATTTTTCCGTCCATAAGAAATCTTCCATCATATAAAACTCCACTATATCAAATTGAATTTATCTCTGTTAGATTAACAAGGTCACGCTGATCATGAACATCTATAATTAGATGTATTCTTGGAAATTTTGAATTATTTTCTACCCAATGTTTAATTCCAGTATTAAAGAAATAAACTTTTCCATCTGCCGGAAAATGTGTATTTCCTTTAACTGTACACATCAAACAATCTTCATTAGTTAATATGGGAATGTGAAATCTTGTTACATAAGATGGATCATAATCTATATGAGCCTTTATGCTAAATCCAGGCTCTAAGTATGTAAATCTCACTCTACCCAAGGGTGCTTTAAATTTATTTAATATCTTCTCTACCTCTCCTTTTACTAATGAATTTCTTACTCCATAATTATGTTCATCAGCTTCCGGTATATAGTCTTTACTACTTGGGTCTAATCTTCTGCTTCTCCCAAAAATATTTGTTTGTTTCGATGAAATATGTTTAGATTTTTTACTTATATCAAATTCAGTAAAATACAATTGTCTATATTTTTCTCCTTGTAAACGAGACTCATCCTCTGCTGTAAATTTTTCTCTATTAAATTCATTCAACACAACAAAATCTCTCAATTTAGAAACCTTTTCCTTCTCTAAATCCCCAGCAACAAAATTGCCAGGGTCTACCCTAACATTAATATCATCAAAACGGTTAGGGTCTAAAAGATTTTCTTTTTTACAATGTGACAAAAGTTTATCCATATCAACCTTAATATGACTAATATAGCCAAAAGGTGGAAGTTGCTTTCTATTTAATTGGTTTCCAATCATGATGATCCTTATGTTTTCCTTCAAAGGGTGCAAAAATATTCATCCACCACCTATTAACAGGAGTTTTGTTACTATGCGAGAATAATAGAAAAGTTCCAAAACCAAGATAAGAAAATATAGCGACAAGTGCAAAATAAGGCAATATATTTAGAATATATGCAATGCATATGAATGCCAATAATAATTCTACTCTGTAATTGTGAAAAAACATAACTCTCGGATTAATCAACAAATCTCCAATAAATCTACGAGGTATATTTTTAACTTTCCATAAAGAGAATAGTATAGTATACCAAGAATTATAACTAGGAGAATGTGGGTCTTGATCTGTATCAGAATATTCATGGTGCATTCTATGGACACCACACCAAGTTAATGCTGACCGGCCACCGCATATAATTCCACATATCAAAAATAATATTTCAACCAAGCTATTAGTTTTAAAACTCTTATGTGAAAAATATGCATGGTAGCCAAAAGAGATACCTATAGATACTAAAATATAATAAACCACATAACTGATTCCAAGTGTTATTATAATATCCATAAAATTATTTATATCTCTCATCCCCTACCTCAACCATAATACGATTCTGGTTCAAGGGCAATAAAATATTCAATATCAGCATTTGTATTTTTAAAGTTACTGATTTTGTTAGATGACACATTAACATCATATGTTCCAGACATAAGTTTTAGATTCTCAACCTTGAACCAGAACTTATAATCAGCATCACCTCTCTCGAATACATTCATACTGTATGAGTTAGCAGTATCATTTTTCTTATCAGTAACCCTAAGATTGCCACCTTCCAACACCATATCAGGCGCACCGATTGTTGCGGCTGCTTTTGTAATGTCAGATAGTTGTTCAGTTGATAATGTAAAGTTTACTTCACATTCAGGCATTTCAATAGCTGAAGATACAGTAGTCACAACACTAGGATCAGAATACCAATACTTTAATGAGTTATTCGACTCACCTTTCATGATAACAAAATCATCTTGGAAATCCAAATCTAGATTTTGAAATAAAGACATGCAGGCAAGAAACTCATTCAAGTCATAGATAGCAACATCTTGCTCAAATGTTTCTTCGACTGTAGCTTGAGCCACAATATTCTTCATTGCTGACATTGTGGATAGTGTTGAACCCATATTAATCATCAGGTTTTGATTGATTGTTGAATAGTTCTTCAACACAGAAATTGTATTATCACTTAGTTTCATTTTGACTCTCTTCCATTTCATTAATGTATAACGCTATAATACCATAGTGAATCACTTTTAGCAAGTCCCTTCTGTTCTTTCCGTCTTTTTTTCCATACCGTTGAGCATACTTCATAATATTGCCGATACAGAAACCTTCACCATGACCACCATCTATAATGAACTCTGTCGCTTGAAACTTGTTCTCACTATAGTGTTCATCATAGGTGGAGTCGATATACTCTTTCAATTCAGTAAGAGCATTTCCTTCATTGTATTTGTAATTTACTTTTCCCAAAATCCATCCTCTTTTG